TCCTATTGTAGTTAATAAAGATATGATTATCTTAGGAGGGAATATGAGATACAAAGCATGTAAGGAGGCCGGACTTAAAGAAGTACCAATTATAATTACAGATTTATCAGAGGAAAAACAGCGAGAATTTTTAATTAAAGACAATACAAGCGGTGGAGAATGGGATTGGGATATTTTAGCCAACGAGTGGGATGTGGAGCAACTAGACTCCTGGGGAATAAATATAATCGGTTTTGATGCTAATGCAGAAGATTATGGAGAGGAATTTAGTTTGAAGGACGGTGATAAAGATGCATTTCAACAAATGACTTTTATGTTAGCTGATGAACAAGCTCAGCAAATAAAAAATGTAATAGCTGATATTAAAAAAACAGAAGAGTTTAAATATTGTGAAACTCTAGGTAATGAAAACGGTAATGGTAACGCGCTTTATTTAATAATAATGCAATGGGCAGAGCAAAGGAAATAATTGTCAAAGTAATACCTAGTAAAATTGCAAATGATTTTGTAAAAAAAAACCATTATAGCGGTAAGGTAGTGCCAAACTCAAATTTACACTTTGGTTGTTTTTTAGACGGTAAGTTACATGGAGTTTTAAGCTATGGCAGTCCATTTGTTAAAAAAAATGTTTTACAGATTGTAGAAAATAGCGAATGGAATTCTATGATTGAGCTTAATAGAATGGCATTTAATGATTATTTACCTAAATATAGTGAGAGTCGTTGCATAGCAATAACTATAAAATTGATTAAAAAAAATGCTCCACATATTAAATGGATTTTAAGTTTCTCTGACGGCGCAAGTTGTGGAGACGGTACAATTTACAGGGCTAGTGGTTTTAATTTAATTGGAATAAAAGAAAATAACGGTATTTTTAATTTTAACGGAGACAATATTCATGGTAAAGTATTATGTGATAGAGGAGTTTCAAAAAGTTGGTGTATAGGAGATAAAGAACTTGACTTAATTAGAAGCAAAGGAGATAAAATTGAAAGGCTAGAGGGTTTTCAGTTAAAGTATATTTATTTAATAGATAAAGCATGTAAAATAACTCTTCCAATATTGCCATTTAGTAAAATAGACGAAATGGGAGCAGGAATGTATAAAGGAGAAAAAATAACACTAGCCGAAAGGCAAATATAATAACTGCGTGATTAGCATATACAGTAATGCGTTTGGCATTCCAGCCAAAAGAAAGGGTGCAATTCCACTATCACGCTCAAATTAATAATAATATGCCAACTGAAAAACAATTGCAGAATTTAACACCTTTTAAAAAGGGGGAGAGCGGAAACCCTCTCGGCCGTCCGGTAGGTGTAAAAAATAGAGGAGTAATTGCTCGACAATGGCTCGAGGCATCTCAGTCAGCTAAAAATCCAATTACTAACGAGCAGCAAATGTTAACCCAGGAGGATATTATTACACTAGCCTTAGTAAAAAAAGCTAGAGACGGAGACGTCGCAGCTTATAAAGCTCTTATGGATAGTTCATACGGACTACCAACTCAATCAATAGAACAGAATATCAGTATAGAGAAACCGATTTTTAACGGCATAGAATTAGATGTTCCAGAAAACGACGGCTCAGAGTAAAATCGCCAAACTAAGAAAACGAGTTAGGATTGTGCAAGGTGGGACGAGTAGTTCCAAAACGTTTTCGATATTGCCCTTACTTATTACTTACGCTATTGAAAATCCATTTTCGGAGATATCAATAGTTAGTGAGAGCATTCCCCATTTAAAAAGGGGAGCTTTAAAAGACTTCCAAAAAATAATGCTCCTAACTGACAATTATAAGGATCAAAATTTCAACCGCTCATCTTTAAAATATACATTCTCGAATAATAGCTATATTGAATTTTTTAGCGTGGACCAACCTGATAAGCTCAGAGGAGCGAGACGTGATATTCTATTTATTAACGAGTGCAATAATATCGACTTTGAAAGTTACCAGCAACTCGCAATCCGAACTAAGAAATTTATTTATTTAGATTATAATCCAACAAATGAGTTTTGGGTACAAACGGAACTATTAAACGATCCGGATAGTGACTTTGTCGTATTGACTTATAAAGATAACGAGGCGCTCGATCCAGCAATCGTAAAAGAGATTGAGAAAGCAAAAGACAAAGCGTTAACCTCGACATATTGGGCGAACTGGTGGAACGTTTACGGACTCGGACAACTTGGCTCACTCGAGGGAGTTATATTCCAAAATTGGGAGCAAATCGATACCATTCCAACTGAGGCGAAATTCTTAGGAAGTGGACTCGATTTTGGTTACTCGAATGATCCAACCGCTCACATTGCTGTTTATGATTACAATGGTAAGATTATCGTTGACGAATTGATTTATTCGACCTCACTTTTGAACTCCGATATAATTCGATTAATGACTCAGGAACGCACCGCTCCAATTTGGGCAGACTCAGCAGAGCCAAAGTCAATCGAAGAGATAAGACGAGCGGGTTACAATATTAAACCGGTTGTCAAAGGTGCGGACTCAATCAATTACGGAATATCGGTATTACAGCAAAAGGAAATCCTAGTCACTAAGTCAAGTACAAACCTAATTAAAGAGTTGAGGAATTATAGCTGGGACGTTGACAAGACCGGTAAAAAACTCAACCGACCTATCGACGAATTTAACCACGCAATCGACGCTCTTAGGTACTTTGCAATGATGAGCCTGGCAATAAATAAAAGCCGACGCTTAATAATTACGTAAGTTATTACGTGCATAAATTTAAATATTGTACGTAATAACGTACAACCAAAATAATTTTTATAAACAAAATCACTTTTTTTAGTTATATATATATGAGAGTAGTAATTCCAACGGATTTAAAGGAGATTAAATTGTCTCAATATTTGAGATATTTAAAAGTATTAAAAGACAACCAGGACGATGAGACCTTTGTGTGTATTCAAATGGTTGCTATATTTTGTAACTTGGGCGTGGCCGATGTTATGAAAATACCGGTTAACGATTTCGCTGAGATAGTGGAGCAATTAGCTAAGGTATTGGATCAAAAACCTCAAAGAGTTAAGACGTTTAAAATGGACGGAGTGACTTATGGTTTTATTCCTAACTTAGATAAAATGACACTAGGCGAACATGCAACGATTGACTCGTTACTCGGTACGGATGAGAATTTAAGTTTATTAATGTCGGTTTTATATCGTCCAATAACTAAAAAAGTTTCTGAGTTTTATCAGATTGAGGCATACGACGGAGACGAAAGCAAAGCGGAGTTATTTAACGACGTTAGAATGGACGTAGTAATCGGATCAATACTTTTTTTTTGGAATTTAAGCAAGGAATTATTGAGCAATATCCTATTGCATTTGGAGAGCAAGGCGATGAGGGAGGGGAAATATCTAGAGGAGGTTTTGGAGAGCGCTGGGGTTGGTATCAATCTTTTGTTAGACTTTCAAGAGAACTTGGACTCAAGCCTCGAGAAGTTGGAAACGAGCCTCTTCACGAGTCACTCACGTTATTATCTTACTTAATCGACGAAAGCAAAGAGGAGGCAAAACAAATTAAAAATCACTTTAAAAAATGAGAGCATTTTATCAGGCAATAGAATACATTAAGAGTACGTTGGAAAACGCACCGCTTTTAAATACCATAACTCACGGCACAGACATAATCGACAATGTTAAGAAAAATATTTTTCCGCTTGCTCATATTAATATACTCAGCTCTTCAATCAGTAACGGAGTTGTCAATTTTACTTTTGAGGTAGCTGTCGTAGATATTCGTAATATGTCAAAGATAAACGCAAACGATAAATTTTTAGGGAACGACAACGAACTCGATAATTTAAATACTTGCCACGCAATCTTAAATTTTATGATTACTCAAATGAGATTGCAAAGAAACGACCAGGATATTGAATTACAAAACGATCCTACTTTGCAACCGATTTTATTAGCGTTTACGAATGCCTTAGACGGTTGGAAATGTGATATTGAAATAAGCGTACCGAATAACGATTTTAGTGTTTGCTGTAATGGAGACTAAAAACGTACAACAAGCGTTAAACGAGTTCGGACAATCGGTAGTCGATAGGGCGAGAATGAATTTAAAAACCGGAGGACGTTTTGGAACGCATAACGCATCCGGTCAATTATCAAAGTCGTTAGATTACAAAGCCAAAGAGAGTAAAAACTCAATCGCTTTTGATTTTTACGCTGAGAGTTATTGGAAGGAGTTAGACTTCGGAACTAAGGGAAGTGAGTCAAGTTCAAAAGCTCCAAATTCACCTTACAAAGCAGCTGCCTCGAGAAGTGCGATTGACAAGTGGGTAATTCGCAAAGGCATTCAAGGGGTGCGAGGCGCTGGAGGTCAATTTGCAAATCGTAAAATGATGGTGACGTCAATAACGAACTCGATAAATAGGACGGGTACATACGAGACGAGATTTTTTAGGAATGCCTTTGATATTCAGTACAAAGATTTTGATAATAATATAGTTGAAAAATACGGCTTAGATTTGGAGTCGTTTTTAAAATTTACTTTAAAAGATAATTTATAAATGAAAGTAGTAAAAGTAAGAAGTCCGTTTATAATTGAAATCGATGAGGCTACTCAGTTGGGATCAAAGATTGAAATATTCATTTGGAATAATGGAGACACAGAGCCAGTAACTCCGACATATACATTAAGCAAGCCAATTCCAACGACAGCGCAAAGACATACGAGTTACAACGTGGCAAATTTTGTTAAAGAATATATCGATAATATTGCACCGGTTTACGTTGATACAATTGCTCAAGACACTAACGAAAATTGGGCTAAATTTAAAGTGAAACGATACTGGCTAGACGATGAGGTTTACACTTTACTCGATACAACTCAGTATATTGGGGTTAATGGTTTCACGAATTATATGGACGGATTACAAGTTCCAACGAATACAAGAGTAATGCCGTTATTTAATTCGGATATAAAAAACAATTATCAAATTCAAAATTCCTACTCTCCGGACACAATCCAATATTTAAATGTTTTATTTGATTTTCAAGATAACGACGATTTATTAGATATTACTTATTTTGATATTTATGGAATTAATTCAAGCTCATTCCAATATGACTCGTTAAGTGGAGTTTATTTATTTAAAATTCCAATCAGTTTGGCAAAAGTTGACGGGAATTTTGTAGACGGATGCAATGTATTAATCAATTTTACCCCAGACGGCGAAAGTGTAATTTCAAATGATTTTAATACCTATCCAATATGCGAGCCTAAATACACTCCGGTACTTTGCGATTTTATTAATCGTCACGGAGGTTGGCAGACTTTAACATTTTACAAAGCTCAGACTAATAGCGTAACGGCTAAAAGTGACGAATATAAATTGATGCCTAACGAAGTTAATTATAATCCATTAAGAGGGCAGAGTAGGTCATTTAATATCAAAGGAACTCAAAACGTTACTTTAAATACGGGTTGGGTTGACGAAAATTATAGCGAATTAATTACTGACTTACTTTTAAGCGAGACAATTTTACTAGATCAAAAACCGGTTAACCTTAAAACTCAAAGCTCAGAGTTAAAAACCAAGTTAAAAAATAGAATGATAAATTATACAATGGAATTTCAATATAATTTTAATTTAATTAATGACGTAGTATGATTTTAAACTTAGCTTTATTTTTAAAAAATAATGAGTTAAATAGATACCAAAGGAGCGACTTATTTAACGATGAGACTATATCAATTACTCAGGTTATCCAGGACGTCAAAGATATTAGCTTAATATTTACGAATTTTACCAAGACATTTTCACTTCCGGCGAGTGACGAAAACAATAGACTTTTTAAACACTATTATAATTACGATATTGACGGAGGATTTGACGCGAGAGTAAAGATTGACGCTTATATTGAGATTGATAGCAACCGATTTAATAGTGGTAAAATCAAACTTGAGGGGGTTGACATGAAAAATAATCAACCATATTCGTATCGAGTGACGTATTATGGTGACACAATTAACCTAAAAGACGTAATTGGAGAGGATAAATTGAACGCTTTGCCTTTGTCTAGCTATAATTTGACGTATAATAACACAAATGTAAAGACAAAATTCCAAATTGATCCAACGACAACCGACGTAATCGCTCCATTTATCTCGCATACTAATAGATATTATTTTGATAGTAGCTCAGGACATAGCGAAAACGATACAAATTTATATTATCAAAGTGGAGGCACACACGAACACGGGCTTTTATGGAGTGATTTAAAATATGCTATTCGTTTGGACGCAATAATCCAGGCTATCGGAACGCAATACGGGTTGGTTTTTAGTAATGATTTTTTTGATAGTGCAAATTTAGACTACTATAATTTATTTATGTGGTTGCATAGAAGTAAAGGAGCGGTGCAAGGAGTTGAGGCTGGAGTTTTCCCTCCCGAGTTAATAAATTCGTGGAATGTAGTTAGCGGAAATCACGGAGCTTTTACGACTTCTAGTAATTTATTTGTAAATTCAGATTACGACGGCGCCTCAAATAGTATTGCTATAACAACTGCCTCAACTAGCGATTACAAAATTAGTATTTTGCGAAATGGAGTTTTAGTTTTTCAAAGCAATATTTTAAATGGAAATCAAACGCTAGATATTACTTCCGTTTATTTTGACAATAATAATAATTTTACATTTTTTATTCAAAGTCAACTTGTAATAACAATCGACGATATTACTTTGCAACTTGGATATTTTGATTATACGGATCCAGGTATTCCGTTAACATTTGACGTTTTTAGTACAACTTTATTTAACACAAATGCGACTTTCGTTTTTGATATTGCTCAGCAAATTCCGGAGATTAAAGTTATTGATTTTTTAAGCGGTATTTTTAGAATGTTTAATTTGACGGCTTACGTTGACAATGGAATTGTAATTGTAAAAACGTTAAATGATTTTTATGCAACCTCAAACGTTTACGATATTACGCCACATATTAAAGTCGATACAAATAGCGTTAACGTTGCGTTACCATTTAAACAAATCGAGTTCGGGTATGAAGACACGAAAACTTTATTAGCTCTAAAACATAGCCAGCAATTCAACTACGATTGGGCTAAGGAGATTTATAACGAATTACCGGAAATTGAGGGAGGAATTTATAAGGTAACTCTTCCATTTTCTCACTTTAAATACGAGAGAATTTTTGACGTCAATGCGCCAACGACTCCGACGGATATTCAATGGGGTTACTCGGCAACGGATAACTTTAACGCTGCAACTGGAAACTATGAGGCAGCCTTAGGGAAACCTCTTTTATTTTATCCTATATTAGTGACCGGAGTTGCGAATATGTCATGGAGACCGACAACGTCAAGTCACGAACAAATCACGTCTTATATTGCTCCGTCTAATTCTTTGAGTTTTGATCCAAATGTAAGTAAGACAAATATAAATTTTAAGGCTGAGTTAAACGAGTGGACTTTTGGTAATGATTTCACGGACACTTTATTTTTAAATTACTATCAGGATTACATTATGCAAGTTTTTAATCCTAAAAATAGACTAACAAAAATAAAAGCGATTTTACCTTTGTCAATACTTTTAAATTTTGAATTAAATGATAGGTTTAAAATCGTGGATCGTCTATTTAGAATAAATAAAATTACTACTAATTTAACAACCGGAGAGAGTGACATGGAACTCTTAAACGAATTATGATAACAAACATTTTAGAAATGCTTAAACACGTTGAGCAATACGAACACAATGAAATAATCGCAAGCGCTAAGGGAAAATACGAACTTAAAAAAAACTATTTACAACAATTTAAAGATATATTAAAATGGCGATTGAGAAAGTAATTGATATAAAAATTGAAAGCAACGCAGACGAAAGGGTTGGAAGTTTACGCTCACAATTAAGAGAGGCTCAGGCAGACGTTGCCGCCTTATCTGAAAAATTTGGAGTTACTTCAAAAGAGGCTATCGAGGCAGCAAAAAGAGCCGGTCAATTAAAGGATCAAATCGGAGACGCAAAAGCGTTGACGGATGCCTTTAATCCGGATGCTAAATTTAAGGCTTTGAGTTCGTCTTTGGCTGGAGTTGCCGGAGGTTTTGCAGCGTTACAAGGTGCGCAAGCGTTATTTGGTAGTCAATCAAAAGAAGTTGAGCAAACGCTTTTAAAAGTCCAAAGCGCAATGGCTATCTCTCAGGGTTTACAAACTATTGGAGAGAGCGTGGACTCATTTAAGCAATTGAGTGCGGTTGCTAAAAGTTACACAATAGTACAAAAAATCGTAACGGCTGGGCAATGGCTTTGGAATGCTGCCTTAGCTGCCAATCCAATTGGAGCGCTTGTTGCGGTGATAGCCGCTTTAATTGCTGCGGGAATTGCGTTAGTTAATTATTTTAAAGAAAGCTCAGCAGAAAACGCTAAAAATACGGCAGCCGTTGAGGCAAATAAAAAGGCTCTCGATAATCAAACAAAAAGTCTCGAGAAAAATGCTAGTAGTTTTGATAAAAAACAAAAGCAAGAACTAGCAATGGCAAAAGCCTCAGGAATGAGCGCTGAGGCGATTAGAGTTTTGGAATTAAAATTGATTGACGAGAAAATCGCTTACGAGAAATCGGCTCGAGCGATTGCGTTTAATACTTACGAAAAAAATAAGAATTATTTAGCCTCTTTAAAAGCTGCGGACGCAGACGAGGAGGTAATTAAAAAACAACAAGAGACGACAAATAACTCGATAACAGAATACAATAAACAAAATCAAAAAGTACAAAAAGCTTTTGACGAACGCAAGGACATTCAAAATCGTCACCAGGTTGAAATTAGACAATCACAAACCAACCATAATAAAGAGGTATCCGAAAAAAACAAAGAGGCATCCGACAAAGCGAGAAACGATGCAAAAGAGGCAGCAAAGAAAAAAGAAGACGAGGAAAAAGCGGCTTTGAAAAAAATTGCTGACGACAAACTTGCGGCCGATATGGACTCGGCTAAAAAAGCAATGGAGATTTTGGAGGGATTAAAACCAAAAGAGACTCCAGCCGAAAAAGAAAACAGAGAATATCAAGAGAAACTTGCGATTTTAGAGGCAAACAATTTATCTACTGAGGAGCTAACTAAAAAGCATTTAGATAATCTCCAACAAATCGAGAATGATATTAAATTAAAAAATGACGAAAAAGCGACTGCTGAATTAGAGAAAAAAATTAATGATCAGACAACTTCTTATGATGAAAAAATTGCAGCGATTGATGCTGAGCAAGCGATTTTTCAAAGTCAACTTGATAACAAATTAATTACTGAGGAGCAATACAACGATAAAACAAAAAAATTATCAGAGACAAGAGTCCAAATTGATAAAAAGGAACGAGAGGCAAAGGCTGCAAACTTAAAAGCAGTTGGAGATTTATTGGGAAATGTTGCCTCATTATTGGGAGAAAGTACGGCAGCTGGTAAAGCGGCAGCTGTAGCTCAAGCGACTATCTCAACTTACCAAGCGGCTGTTTCGTCTTATAATTCATTATCAGGTATTCCAATGGTGGGGCCGGCTTTGGGAGCTGTTGCGGCTGGAGTTGCGGTTGCCTCAGGAATTGCAAATGTAAATAAAATTTTATCAGTACAAGTGCCAGGCGGAGGAGGTGGAGGAGGTACAGCTCCAACTGCAGCGGCGATGCCGTCGCCTCCAAGTTTCAACACGGTTGGATCGAGTTCGACAAACCAACTCGCTCAGACAATTGGAAGTCAAAGTCAAACTCCGATAAAAAGTTATGTGGTGGCCTCAGACGTGTCGACAGCTCAGGCTCTCGATAGAAATATTATATCAAACGCATCGATTTAATATAAATAAAATCTATTATAAAAATATTTACGATAGATAAAATCTTGAGCTGTGAAGTATTGATTTTATTAGGATTTTGCGTTAAATTAAAAAACTTTAAAAAGACAATATAATATATATAAAGTCCTTTTAATTAAAATAAACGCTTAAAAAGAGCCTTAGAATTAATGTTAAATATTTAAGGTTAAAACCTTAAAAATGAAAAAAAGTTATGTCATTAAATTAAAATTTAATGCAAAAAGTTTATAACAAAACACAAAAAAAAAGTTATAGTAATATGGAGACTTACAAAGTTTTATTTAACGAAGAGGAAAACGAGGGAGTTTATGCTGTGTCTTTAGTTTCGGATCCAGCGATAGGAGTTAATTTTATAACACTATCAAAACAAAAAGAAATTAAACTTGCAACCGTAAACGAGGAGCAAAGAATTTTAATGGGTGCAATATTAATTCCTAACCAACCTATTTATAGAAATCAGGACGGACACGAATTTAATATCGTATTCCCAAAAGAAACGATTAAACAAGTTCAACAAAATTTTGCCTTAAAAGGTTATCAAAATAATTCAACTATTGAACACTCTGGAGAGCAAATTCAAAATGTTACGTTTGTTGAAAGTTGGATTAAAGAAGACGAGGTACACGATAAGTCAGTACACTACGGATTTAACGAAGAGGTTGGAACTTGGTTTGGATTAATGAAAGTTAATAACGACGAGATTTGGAACGACTACGTTAAAACTGGCAAAGTCAAAGGATTTTCGATTGACGGAGTCTTTGACATGGAGAAAGTAAATTTAAAAACAGAAATTAATATGAATTTAGAAAGTATTGTTAACGCAATAAAAGAGGGTTTTGCATCGATTACATTATCGACAGAAACCGAGCAAGTTGAAACCGTTGAAACCGTAGAGGTTGCAATGGAAACAATGATGCTAAAAGATGGTGTGACTATTTTAGAGGCTGAGTCTTTTGAGGCTGGGCAAGCGGTTTTTATCGTTGCTGAAAATGGTGACAAAGTTGCTGCTCCAATTGGGGATCACGAACTTGAAGACGGAAGAGTTTTAGTAATTACCGAAGAGGGTTTAATTGCTGAGATTAAAGACGCAATGGTTGAGGAGGTTGAAACTCCGGAGGCTGGCGTTGAGGTTGAGGTTGAAATGACAACGGAGGAAATGATAAAAGCTATCGTTACCAATATGAGCGTTGAAGTTTCAAAACAAATCGAGGCTATTCGTACCGAATTAAGCGCTCAAATTACTGAAGTTAAAACTACTCAAGTTGAGGTGAAAGCATCAACAAAAGCAAAACCGGAAGTTGCTGAAACTTCAACAAAAAATGTGAAACTAACTAGATCACAAAAAATATTAAATAACTTAAAAAAATAATTTAAAAAAATGGCTACAACTACAACTGTATCATCAAACTACAACGGAACGGCTGCCGGTGCAATTATCGGTCAAGCGTTCAAAACTATTGACACAATAGAAAAAGGAGCGGTAACTATCGCTGAAAACGTAAACTTTAAAATCTCTTTGAGAAAAATCGCTTACACAGACGGAACGACTGCTTACACTTGCGGTTTTGCTCCAGCTGGGACAATCGTATTAAACGAAAATGTAATCGAGCCTTTCAAATTCAAAAACGATTTTGATGTTTGTAAAGAAGATTTCAGACAAACTTGGTCTGACGGAATTATGGGCGGAGGAGCTGCTAACGCAACTGCACCTAGCGACATAATGGACGCAATCCAAGCGGAAGTTTTAGGAGCTATCGGTGAAAAATTAGAGTCTGACATGTGGACGTCTTCAACTAACTTTGACGGTTGGTTAACTTTGTTCGCTGCTGACG